AGCAGTGGTATCAACGCAGAGTACTTGGCCTGTGTGCCGGCTATTTTATTGCTTGTACAAGCTGTTGCCCGCGCCTTTTGGTTATAACTGGGACTTTGCAAACCTCGGTACACAGATCACCGGTGTCATCAACGCTGTTTTCGCAGTGTTGGCGATTGTTGGGGTTGCATATGATCCAACCACTGATGGGCTCAAGGACTCGCTTGAGGCACAACAACGTACCGAACCCAAGAAGGAGGATAAGTAGATGAGTTACACGTTTAGCAAAGTGGCTACATCAATTGATCCGCGTCCTATGTGTGGATCAGATCAAAATGCACCAGGATACTCTCGGCTACCAATTGACCACGTGGTGATCCACCACAATGCAACAATGAACAAAAACGTTGCATTGAGCACTTGGTTGACGACTGGCCCAGCCCAAACCTCAGCTCACTACGAGGTGACACCAACTGAGATCATTGGCTGCGTCGAAGAAGAGCGGTCAGCATGGCACGCTGGCACAAGCAACATGAACCGGCGGTCTATTGGTATTGAGCACCTTAACTCAACATTAGGGCCGAAGTGGGAGGTGGCAGAAGCCACGCTCAAGAACTCAGCGCGTCTTTGCGCCGACATCTGCAAACGCTACGGAATTCCGATTGATAGTGCACACATTATCCCTCACAAAGCAGTTGTGTCGACAGCCTGCCCAGGTGGGATTAATATGGCGCACTATATTGATTTGGTAAAGCAAGCGGCAGGTCAACCAGTGACTGCATCCGCAGCCGTTGCGGCGCAACCAGCAACAACCCAAGCGCCTGCCGTTAATGTCACTTACGACTTACACCAGCTTGGCGGATCGTGGCTTGGCGAAGTCACGAACTTCAACAACTCCAACAGTCAAGGGTTCGCAGGCAACCCGAACCACGCTCACGACGCGCTTGTCGTCAAGGTGTCCCACGGTTCCGTTAAGTATCGCGTCCACACACCCCAAGATGGCTGGCTTCCATATGTTACCGGCTATGATCGGGGAAATGCTGCCAACGGTTTCGCTGGTATCATGGGACATGCAATCGATGGCGTGCAAGTGTACTACACAACTCCGGCTGGGGAAACTTTCCAGCAAGCATACTATCGTAGCCAAACCACTCAGCGTGCTGGCTGGCTTCCGGCCGTTCGCGATGATATCGATTATGCGGGGATGCTAGGGGAGCCACTCGACCGGTTACAGGTCAAAATTGCACCGTCTAACCCGTTTTAGATCATTACTGCCTCATCCCGTTCATGCGGGGTGGGGCTTTTTTTGATTATCCACGTTTGGTAAAATAAACATATGACAACGAAATACATTAGGGTCGCCTCCCCATCTCAGCAAACATTGGCAGATATCAGCATTGCATTGATTAACGACGTTGGTCCAGTTGAAGATAAGGAATATCTTGTTCGAACGCGCAAGGTTGGTAGTAGCCTTGCTTTAGAACTGGTATTAGATGGTGTGATACTGAAACAAGTATTTCTTGTAATTGCCACCACTCCGAAGATTATTGATTTATCAACCATGAAAATAATCAACGAGCAAGCAGAAACAATGTTCCGTGAAGAATCGATATATGGTGTGAAGGATCGGGCTGGTGTAGAACGAATTATTGGTTCTATTTTTAATGGATATGGAGATGTGGAATTCTTTCCTGGCGTGATAAAGAAAGCCGCCGCTTATTGGCAAAAATTTGCAACGACCCAGATGTTTAATAATGGTAATAAGCGCTCGGCTCTTTTAGCAGCGTTGTATTATTTGTACTTGTGTGGATTTTCGCTTCCTGACATTGATGGAAACGAGTTATACAATCTAACAGTTGATGTTGCCAATCAAAAGGTAACCCTTGAAGACCTTGAAGAATATATTCGCAGACAGGTTGGTATGCAATATTTTGATAACTTGGAAGCAGCTATAAACTCAGTTAAGATTTCTTTTGAAGTTCATTTTAAGATTGACAATCCTAATGAGTGAGGCATAAAATTTGTTCATGACTGAATAGGAGGAAGACCAAAATGACGATTCGTTTTGAAACCAAAAGCTTTGACCACTTAATTGCGGTAAAAGGCCGCGAGGTTGAGGCCTCCACGATTGGTGCTTTATCTAGCCAACAAGTAAAAAAAGATATCAGCCACCTGCTAAAAAACAAGCAAATAAAAACGGCGGTCAAGCGCTTAGCCGCAGAGTAGCCAAAATGGGTGCAATCAACAATCATCAATTGAATGCTTCAATGCTTACTTTAAATGTCTTCCACATAGGGAAGGCATTTTTTGCACTCGCAATGCATAACGTTTCATGATGTCTATATAATAGGAAGAAACGTAATCACTTGAGTGTTATTGTTTGAAAGATTGTGAATTTTGCGCGTTGGACAAGAATTGGACAAAAATGCTAGAAATGCCGGTATGACGGGCTTTCGGATTCCAGTAGACGGCAGAATTTACTAAATTTTAGCGCCGGTTAGAAACAAGAATGCCGGTAAATCAACGTTTAAGCCTCCGCTAATTCAGTTTAGCGGAGGCTATTTCTTTACGCCGTTGGACAAAAATTGGACAAAAAACGCCGCTAAATTAGGCTTTAAAACGTTATTTAATTAAAAAATTGGACAAAATCGTGTCCCGCGTAAAATGAATAATTATAATGCGTCGAGGAGACCGACAGCTTTATCGGCTTCTTGCTTACGCCGTTTGTCCAGCAAGTGTCCGTAGACCTTCATCGTGATCGTGATATCTTTGTGTCCCAAGCGCTTGCTGATGTAGTAGATGTCAACGTCATGGCTGATCAGGAATGAGACATGTGAGTGTCGTAATCCATGGAAGGTGATCTGATCCTCTTTGGGGATACTGATGTCGGTTTCTAAGCTACGCAAAGTCTTGTTGATCGCTTCGTCAGAGATTATGGTGTGATATCGTGTCCGAAAGACCATGTCGTTTTCATCACGATAGCCAGTCTTGAGGTACGCGGTCTGCTGGGTCTTATGATACTGTCGCAAGACCTCGATGACTTCGTTGGAGACCTCAATATCTCGTACTGATGATTTTGTCTTTGTTGGCTTGAATCGATTCGTCCTGTTGTTCCAAGATCGTTTGACATGGATCAGACGCCGATTGCTGTCTATGTCTGCCCAGGTGAGGGCACAGACCTCGGATACACGCATACCAGTCATACAGCCGACATAGATGGCAAGCATACTGACATTACTAAAATTGATCTGATCATGGGCAAGCTGCTTGATTTTCGCAAAGTCATCAGCTTCAATGAACCGAACCTTGTCGCTTTCCTCAATACCTCTTGGCTTCGCATCAAAGGTGAAGTCAGAGAACAGGATCTGCTGATTGATGGCGGACTTTACCATTGAGCGAACGTAGCCGTTTACTTTTGAGACCATGTCCTTGGATCGCTCTTTCTTACTTGGGCGGTCCTTCCCTGAGGCAAATTTGTTTAAAAACTGTTGCCATTCAAGTGGTTTGATACTGCGAAGCTCACGCCCTGCGAACGATTTATTGAGGTGCTTACGGATCAGGTGATACCGATATTCGGTAATATCGGATACATCGCCCGTTCGATAGGTTGCCACCCATTCATCCCAATAGTTCAGGAAAAGTACATCCACATCAAAGGGATTTCCACCACGTTCGATTAATTCTTCAATTTTTGAAGCTGCAGACTCCGCCGCCGTCTTGGTATGAAATCCGCCTTTGCTATACGGATTTTTTGTTCCAGTCGAATCGGTGTACATGATCCGATATTCGTAATTGTTGCCGCGTTTTCTGATTGATGCCATGATTTATTCCTCCATTTTTGGTAAAATAGAGTACACAAAGAGCGCACTCTATTGAGCGTTTTTTCGTCTAGCGTCTACCCGACTTCCGGCAAGTTGTGAGGGTAGACGCTTTTTATTTTGCGTTAGAATTCTAAGTCATCGTGATCATGCTTGTCTTCGAGAATTCGTTGTTTCTGTTGATCGAATTCTGCTTGGGTGATTGCACCTTCATCAAATAGTTCTTTGAATCGACGAATCTGATCGACTTTAGAATCTTCAACTTCTTGCTGACGTTCTTCCTCAGCACGCTTTGCATTTTGTTTGGCTTCAGCCTCAGCAGCTTGCTTGTGTTTCTGGTGAACATAATACCCAAGAGCTCCACCGAGGACGGCAACAGCAAGAAACACATACCAGTAGGTAATCAGCAGAGCGATACCGAATAGAATCACAAACAGCCAGATACACCCGTTCATGTTTGAAGTTTTGTGCATGCATACACCTCCTGATATGCCTCCGACACGGCCCGCACGTGTCCGCCGCTAGGGGAGGCTTTGAAACTACTTCATGCTTGATTGAGTCTTGGCAGTGAGCGCACCGTTCTCAAATGTGACGTTGAAATTGGCACCGAAATCACCTTTAACACCAGACGTGTATCCAGCGATGATCGTGGTTGTGCCACCGATCAAAGTTTCGTCATAGTAATCAGGTTGACCCCATTTTGCAGTGAAGTCAGTGTACTTCAAGCCGTTTGCAAATGCATTGAAGTCAGCCAAGCTGATTTTTTGCTTACGAGAAAGCTTGAATCCGGTAAGGTTCTTCGCAACTGCATTACCATCTGTGAAGGTGACGATAACATTCGCACCCCAACCACCGACAACGTTAGTCCACGTATCGATATCAGTTTTCACACCGTTATCTTCACTGCTGGTTGTGTCGGAAGGCTTGCCAAACTGTTTGGTTAAGTCGTCAAGTGTAGAGCCGCCTTGGCCACTGCTCATTAAATCGCCGATTTTGATGGCATCAAATTGAGCACGGGTGATTTTGCCATCATCTTTCTTGCTACTTGAGGATGCTTTGCTTGATTCGGATTGGCTAGTCTTTGTATCGCTTGACTTATCAGCAGACTTATCATCGTCCGAACCGCCGCCACCTAATGCACCACCGATACCCGCAATTACGATGATGATCAGAATCCAGAACCAAACACGTTTATAGAAGGGCTTCTTGACCTTGACGGTGTACGTTTTGCCGTCTTCCCCAACGACTTTTTTCTTTGCCATAATAGTTCCCTCATAATCCACTCAGCTTTTAACGTCAATCCGGTCTGGACGTATGATTATGTACGTGCATAGAAGTCAGAAATGTCGTGCTCACACCAATCCCGCATGTTGCCAGGAATAGCGAAAGCTTCCATAAAGTTATCTACGCGCGCAAGTTCTGGCTCAACACCATCAAAGTAGAGAGGCACAAGCATTTTGACTGCTGCGCGATTGGCAGCACCCTCGATACCAGCTTTTTGTAGTGAAAAGTAGAGAATGTTGCTATCGCCAGCCTCAACGTGGTGAATCTCATGGGCAAACTGGTATGGCACCTGACGTTTAATGTGAAAGTTACTGTTGACCATAATGCTCTTAGTAGCTGAGTTTGAAGTGCTGGGTGTGTAGGGCGAGAGCTGGTCAGTGATCATAAGATGCCATCCACGATCGTTACAATAGTTGATCAGGTAGACTAAAATTTCATCACTTGTCATCTTTGCCACCCCGCAAGAACCGGCGAATAGTCTCCAAGTCCTCAGGTGGAATCTGCTTGCCTTCAAAGCTTAAGACAATATCTTTATCAGCGAGATCTTGAGGCTTAGTCGTAGTATTGTCGGTCGTTGTGGGATCTGGGTTATCAGTATTGCCCAAAAGATAATCGACTGTACTGTTCCCGGCTTTAGCAATCTTCTCCAAGGTTTCATGGCGAGGAGTAATTCCATTCGGGTATGTTTTTGATGGGCGCCAAGTATAGGGTGATTTTTCGCCAACCTCTGCTTTTCGCATGAGTTCAGCAAGCGTGTATCCACGTAACTCAGCAAGTTTCTTTGTTCGTTCAAACAGCGACATGACGGCACTCCTTTACGGGTACGCCACGAATTGTACTAAAAAAGTGTCGAATCGTGTTGACGAAGTACTATTTTAGTACTATAGTCTTAGACGTACCAAGTTGTTAAACAAAACGAAACAACACCGTGTATATATCGCCGGCCTGCAAGCATGGAATATATAACGGAAGTAACTAGGCGTTAATACGCTTGTTTACGTGTGCAATTGTAGTACTAAGTTCGTACTACGTCAACTAAGTTTATCAACTTAATGTACAAAAATAGTATGAAAGTTGGTGAAAACATGGCAGACAAATGGGAATGGCAGGAGCAACTTGCAAAAGCTCACATGATCCAGGCTGAAGCGGGTGCACATATCGGGCTCTCGTCTAGCCAGACCGCGCATCTCGTCAAAAAGATGGTTCAAGGCCAAGGCTTAACGGCCACAGACACAGACAGGAAGCGATGGGATCGTGTTCTCACGTTTATTGAAGAGCGTCAGAAGGAGGTAGCGGAATGAACGAAATTCAACCATTTAATTTCGAAGGCCATGAGCTGCGTGCATTGACCATCGACGATGAACCATTCTTCGTTGGGAATGATGCTGCGAACGCAATTGGTTATAAAAACACCAAAGACGCGTTAGCTAAACACGTTAAGCCTAAATACAAAAGGGGGGCGCGAATCGCGACCCCCTCAGGAACTCAAGAGATGACAGTAATCTCTGAACCGGGTCTGTATCAGTTGGCGAGTGAAAGCAAGCTTCCAAGCGCAGAACCGTTTCAAGATTGGGTTTATGAAGAAGTCTTACCTTCGATTCGTAAGCATGGTGCCTATATGACCCCAGATACCATTAAGCAGGTTCTGTTAAATCCAGATACCGTCATTGAGTTGGCAACTCAGCTAAAAGCAGAACAAGCCAAGACTGCCATGTTGCTGGCAGACAACCAAGTCATGCAACCCAAAGCGATTTTTGCTGATGCAGTATCGACTAGTCACACCAGTATCTTGGTCGGTGATCTTGCGAAGCTCATTAAGCAGAACGGCGTTGACGTTGGAGCTAAGCGATTATTCGCCTGGTTACGTAGCAATGGGTATCTGATCAAACGCAAGGGTGCTGATTACAATTCACCAACTCAGCGCGCGATGGAGCTTGAATTATTTGAAGTCAAAGAAACGGCCATTACCCATTCAGATGGGCATGTGACCGTTAATAAGACGCCGAAGGTAACTGGCAAAGGGCAACAGTACTTTGTCAACAAGTTTCTCAGTACTCAGGGGGTAGCTGAATGATTCATCACTATTTAACCAAGTATACAAATGAAAAAGGCGAGTTGATTGCTGAATCTTGGTTTCAACTCAATTTACTTGGTAAGTGCTACACATTTTCAGATCGAAAAAAAGTAATCAAGACGTCGTCTAAAGGTGATGTGATTGCGCCAAAGTTAGCAGCCGTAATAAAAAAAGAGCAGTTTCTTACTTCGGAGCTTGGGCCGACCAAACTCAATTCAGTAATGACTGCTCTAGACGAACTTTGTAATGATCAAGGAATTAGCTTAACTGTGCTGGCAGATGTTATTCCGTATCGTCAATGTTTAAATGCACTTCCTGATCCATTACCCGTCATCAGAGCTGAGTCAATTATCCCATAGAAAGGAGGTGATCGTATGAATGAATCTATGCAATCAAGCATTGTAATCGAACCTAAGATCACCGTCGAACTTCCAGCTGGGAAAGTCATTGTTGATGCCTCTTATCTTCACCAACTTGAAGCAAAAGCAGATGAGCATCGCTATTGGTCAATGGCCGATTTGAAGGAGCGCTATGGCCACAACAAAGACTGGTTCGTCAAAAACGTCTTCGTTCCGTTTGAGGATGAGCTTTATGACAAAGCAGTCATGTATCCACATGGCGGGAAGTCGACGTATTGGTGTAAGCCTGGGGTCTTCGGACCATTTATGGATCGCCGGTTTCCACAAATCTCAAAACAAGCAAGGAAGTGACTAACATGGGAATTCCAGTTGATATTCCAAGCATGATCATTGGTGCGATCGTTGGCGCAATCATTTACTGGTTAGCCACTCACACTAGCGAATGGATAGATGCATAGAGGAGGTGGCGGCATGACAATCAACGCCTTGAAAGCACGCATCTACGTTGATGAGTTAAACGCGATCCGCTTGCCAGGCTTCGCTGAGGGCATGCTTGAAGCATACAAGGACGCTGAAGCACACCCAAACAAGATTCAGCAACATGCTGAAGGTGTTCACCGTCGCTACATTATGTTTTTCGGTGATCCTGACCACTCGGATTACGAAACCAACTTTCGCATGGGAATGCTAGCAGCATATCGCCGCGCAGAAAAATTGTATAACACAAAAAAGCCGTAGTGCTGGCACACTACGACTGGCAAAAAGAAAAGGAAATTTACCTATGAAAAGTGTAAACCAAGTCGCACCATCTGTCGATAACTTTGGGGTTGATTTTACCCCATCAGAATTCAAGATTGGCAACTACGAAGCCATGCTCCAACAAGTATCTGAATTTGCCGCCAGCTTTGATCACATGGCGGTATCTGAAGATACGCTCAAGGACGCAAAGGACGCCCGAGCAAAGCTAAACAAATTCAAAGATGCGGTTGAACAACGGCGCATCGAGATCCACAACGCATACGAAAAACCATATGACGACTTCAAAGTCAAAATCGATGCATTGCTTGCTGGGGTTGATTCAGCATATGGAAAACTTGGCGGGAAAATCAACCAAGTCAATGATCAGCTCAAGGAAGTGCGCGCCAAGTCATTGACTGCGGCAATTGCTGAAATGGCACCGAAGTATGGCATTGAGCCAAACGACATCGAAATTGATTCCAAGTGGTTGGCCAAGAATCAGTACAAGTCTAGCGATGGCACGCCAACGTTAGGATTGACTCGATTGATCGGTGGGGCAATGCAAGCCGTTGTTGACGCTCGCAAGGCTGAATCTGATCGCCAAGCGCGTATCGAAACCGAAAAGCTTGCAGTCAATGCCATTGCTGAAGTCATGGAACTTCAACCAGAGGCATGGTTACAACTCATCGATAACGGTGTGAGCCTAGCAGATGTTCAGGCACAGATGAAGCAAGCTGTCACTGCTCGCAAACTCAAAGCTGAGAAGGAAGCCCGCGAGGCCGAAGCACGATCTGCAGTTGAAAATGCCAAGCGTCAAGAAATCGGAACTAAGACTATTGATCGTGAAACCGGTGAAGTGCTGTCTGATACTCGTTCTGACGAACACGCGCCAGAAGTCACGATGAATCAGCAACCGGTCGAAGTCCCTGATGTCGACCTCGAAGATGATCAAACTGCACCTTCAATGCCAATGGATCGGGATTTGTATTCATTGCAGTTGATGTGCACACCTGAAGAATTCGAGTCTGTTCAGGACTTCATGAAGCTTCAGGGTATTCAATACCAGATTGGAGAATAACATGACTGAAAAGGTGGAAAAGACGAAGCAAGAAGAACCCGCTGCTACTACGATCATCAGCAAGCTTGTGATGGCATCACGGCTTGTCAAAGCTGTCGCCAAAGATGGCAACAATCAGCGACAAGGCTACTCATTTCAGTCCGAAGCCGCGATCAAAGAAGCGGTTAAATCGGCAATCAACACGGTTGGCATTCAAATCATTCCAAACTACGAAGTCATTAACCAGTACGAACGCCAGACCAACAAGGGTGGCACGATGCACTTTGTTGATGTGATGGGACACTTTGAAATCACAGATGGTGTTGATCACGTTGGCGGTTCAATGCCAGGATCTGGGCAAGATTCAGGCGAAAAGGCCATGATGAAAGCCACTACCGCATCTCAGAAGTATTTCTACAAGCAGTTATTCAATATCTCCGATCGTGAAGCTGATCCAGACATTGATGATAGTCAACCTGGTGGCGGTTTCCGAAATGATCAACAACAACAGCCTCCGTATCACCAGGGACCGCAACAACAGGCACCAGTCCAACAAGCACCAGTCCAACAAGCACCAGTCCAACAAGCACCACAATTGGCTTCTCAGATGGACGTGAAGGTGTTCAAACAGATGGCATTCGACTTTGCACAAAGCCAAGGGGTAAACGTTCAAACTGTGTTTGCTTCAGCGTTTATGGGTGCGCACGTGCCAAAGAAGTCGTTTAACCAGGTGACGAGTGAGGAACTCGGATTGCTCAAACGCTCGTTAGCAAACTTAATGGGGTGATCACTTGATCATAGACGGGCATATTGAAGCCGTACAAGGCGATTTGATGCAAGTGAGGCTAACGACACCTGAACAGCTCAATCCACTGCGTATGCGTCAGCTAGCGGCGGGAAAACAGCCATCAGTGGCAGTGGAAGTTGAAGATGGTCGTAAAATCAGCCCAGATCAACGTCGGAAGATTTGGGCTCTGCTGAATGACTATGCAGATTACACGGGTTACAACCCTCTGGAAATGGAAGCTTGGACCAAAGCCTATTACATGGCAGAAACCGGTCATGAGTACTTTTCCATGAGCGATTGTTCGATGTCGTTGGCAAGCTCCTACCTGACGCACGTGATCGACTTTGGCTTTGATCATGATATCCCGTGGAAGTTCAAGCACATCGATTCAATTCCAAGCGCGTACCCGTTGATGATGCAGTGTCTGAAGCATCGCATCTGCATCATCTGTGGCAAGCGTGCAGAGATCGACCATGAGCCGCCAATTGGGCGTTCAGGCAATCGACATCACATCGATAATCGGAACTACAAGTTTTTCCCGTTATGCCATGAGCACCACCAAATTCGCCATTTGAAAGGCATTAAGTGGTTCATGGATTTTTACCACATAAAACCAGTCAAGCTCGACGAAGAATCGTTGATCGCGTTGCACATGAATAGCCGCAAGCAATTCAACGAGTTCGACGACAAGCAAGACCGGAAGGAGAGTGAGTACCATCGGACAACGCAGAATGTTCAGCCAGATAGTGACTGATTCAGATTCGTTTTTAGAAATGCCAGCAAGTTCACAGGTTTTGTATTTTCACCTGAACATGCATGGCGATGATGACGGCTTTGTCGGCAATCCGAAGTCGATCATGAGACTTGTTGGGGCACATGATGATGATCTGAAGCTGCTGATTGCCAAACAGTTCCTGCTGACTTTTGACAGCGGGGTGATCGTAATCAAGGATTGGCGGCTGCATAACACCATCCGCAAAGATCGATATCGACCGACGCGGTACCAAGATGAGTTCAAGCGACTTGGAGTTGCAACCAACGGCAGTTACAAGCTGATTGCAGAAATTGGAGCCATTGAAAAGCCCGTCATATCAGCGTTAGACGAAGATGACAACCAACTGGCAACCAATGGTAAACCAGACGGCAACCAACTGGCACCCCAAGTTAAGTTAAGTAAAGTTAAGTTAAGTAAAGAGAATAAAGACCATAGTCCGGCTAAAGCCGAACCGCCGATCAATTTTGTTAACGTCATCGAGTATCTCAACAAGAAAAGCGGCAAGCACTTTCGAAACACTGAAACAAACCGAAAATTGATCAAGGCTCGCCTTGATGAAGGCTTCACTCCAGATGATGTGCGTGCGGCTATCAACAATGTGTGTTCTGGTTGGCTTGGTACTGAAATGGCGCGATATATTCAGCCATCAACTATCTTTCGGGCAAGTAAGTTCGAGGGGTATGTGAACGCTGTTCCTCGGCCACCCAAGCAACAACAAAATTACGGCCGTAATGCTCGCATTGAGGAAACACCTGACTGGTTAGCTAAGCAACAGGCTGGACAAACGACTCTAACCATCCAGACAACAGCGGCTAACCAGAATGCAATTACTCAAGGCCTTGCGGAACTAAAGGCTATGCGAGAAAAACGAAAGGAAAAAAATCAATGAACTATGAACCAATTAGCAGCGTGCCAACTGGTTCCCACGAAGTTAACGAGAGCAAGCCTTCAAAGCTTTCTCCGTTGCTAACTGAGATTCAGTGGTGCGAGGAAAAGTACGGAAGCATCAGCAAAACGCCGGTAGATGATCCACATTTCCAAAAGGCACAAAAAATCGCCCAGGGAAGAGTGAAACCAATTCCTGTGCGCAAGCGCCATGCGGCAGACGATGATCAGATCTGGTCAATGTGGCGTGGCGGTATGACTTACTCAGAAATCGCAAATGCTTTGCAAATCTCGTACGCTACTGTGTCGACACATATCGGCAATCGTCGTGCTGGTGAACCCACCACGTCACGGCGCTTCGTGGATCATGCGGAAGTCGTTCGCTTGTATCGCATCTTCCGTGATGAAAAGCGAGTTGCGATTGAACTTGGGTTCACCCAGCAAGGCATTCATAAGCATGTCCAGAAAGCAATTGAAGACGGCGAAATCATGGAGGTACGCAATGACTGACTACACTTTTTCGCTGGAAGGTGATCACTTCTATGGCAGTTACAAAAGTCGTGAAGATGCCCTCAGAGATGCTTTGAATGATGCCAAGAATGAAGGCTTGCACGGAAGCATCACAGTCTACACCGGCGTCGCAGTTCAACCAGGTCTGAATTTCGAAGGTATGGCTGAGGACATTCTCGAAAACGCACAAATGCAGGCTGAAGAAGAAGATCCTGATGATTATTCATGGGGTTGGCTTGATGACGTTGACCGGAAAGAATTCGCATCAGTGATTGAATCTTGGTTCAAGAAGCAGGGGTTAAAAATTCCATACTTCCTTGTTGAGCAAGTCAAAGAGCATCAAGTGGAGGTGCGCGATGAGGCCAATTAAATTCCGTGCATGGCGTAAGGCGCTTGGATACATGATATATAACGTCCAGAATGCGTATGACACACGGCCAAGCCAGAATATTGTTGACAGTCGTGGTGTAGAAATTGACTACGACGAAGACTGTTTCGGTGATTTTATTGAAAACCCATGTTATGAACTGATGCAATTTACCGGTTTACGCGACAAGAAAGGGCAGGAAATCTACGAAGGCGATATTCTTCAATGGAACTGGGTTTCCCCATTTGAAGAAATTCCGTCAACGACTGAGTATCATGAGGTTTTCTGGAAGGATGGTGCGTTTTGCACGCGGCAATGTGCTGATGATGTTGATTGCACTTTAGAAGAAATTGCCGATCAAGCCGTCGTTATCGGCAACATCTACGAAAACCCAGAGTTATTAAAGGAGTCGAAATGACATTAGTAAAGTTAGACAGCGGTGCTGAAATCGTAGCGGAACATGTGGACGCGTTCGATACAGCAGGTGATTCAACAAAAGGACATTCCAAGCGCGTGGTAGTGGTTAATGGCATCGATTACCCGATCACTCCTGCTGATCATGCCCGCATCGTGAAAGCGATGAAGTCACAGCAAACTCAAGACATGGACATTTTTAATGCAGGATTGCCAAAAGTTACCGTGTCGTTTGATGGCGATCAAATTCCGTTACGCATGACTTGCAATGACCTACGCTACACAATCGCACCGGAGGCCAACGCTTGACCCGTTACCGCCTATACCGCCCAGAACCACGCTCGCCAATTGGCCGCGAGTATCTACACCACGTCGTAACGTCACAGGTGATCGCCTAGCAGATTTTGTCGAGCTACCAACACGATTTAGGCGCGGTTGAATTTGAGCCCGCACAGGCCGTTATATGGATGCACAGGGACAAGAGATTAAGGAAAGAGGAAGTCGAATGAAAAAAGATTTGATTATTTGGATGCCAACAGCAAAAGGTGCCGACACAATGAAATTTGAAAATGTGACAGAGTTCCGTGGCTTTGAGACGATCATCCAGTTTGAGTATGACGGTGTATCCACCAGCAAGCATCGTCGCGCGGCTTTTGAACGGAGCAAAATTCTAGGGTATGCGTTGGAGAAGGAGACAGGCGATGATGGTAATTAATCTTTCTTTAGCCATCTGCCTAGTCGCATGGCGCGCGTGGCGAAAAGGGGTGATTTGATGCTCAAGATTCTCGAGCTGTTTGGCGGCATCGGATCGCCGCGCATCGCTTTACGCAATCTGGGCATTCCAGTTAAGTCAATTGACTATGTTGAGATTGATGCCGCCGCAGTTCGTAGCTATAACGCGATGTTCGCTGATCAGAAGTATGATCCACAGAACGTTATTGGTTATGATCTCAAGCCAGACATTCTCATTCATGGGTCACCATGCCAAGATATTTCGATTGCCGGTCGGCGACTCGGTGCTGATGAAGGCTCTGGTACACGATCGTCGCTCATGTGGCAAACACTTAAAATCATCGAGCAGATGGGTGTGTGGAGACCACGGATCGTTATATGGGAAAACGTCAAGGGTGTACTTCAAAAACGCATGGCGGCAAACTACGCAAAGTATTGCGATGTCCTAGACGGCCTAGGTTACACGACAACAAACGCTGTGCTTGACGCTAGGCAGTTCGGACTACCTCAGTATCGTGAGCGAGTTTTTACGATAAGCGTACTGGGAGGGCAACCCTTCGACTTCTGGAAGCTTAGACAAACTGAAATGCGGCCGATTGGTGAGTTTCTGCTACCATCTGCACCAGAATACACAAGCACGAGTCCGTCGATGTTGTCGCGGCTTCCAGGTGCATCAAGTGGGGCATTTGCCGGTCGTTTGATGCCAATTGATCGCTGGTGTTGGACTATTACGACTAAACAGAATAGAAACCCTAACAGTGGTGTTGTTCCAATTGGTAACGGTCAGTACCGGCTATTAACTCCGCACGAATGTTGGAGACTACAAGGTTATTCCGACGAAGATTTTGAAGCGGCGGCAGATGTAAACGGTAAGACAAATCTATATAAACAGGCGGGGAACTCAATACCAGTACCGATTTTCGAATCAATTTTTCGGGAGATGATCTGATGACTGATGACAGTCGATTCACTAGTGTATACGTTGCTAGACCTGGTGATCTGTGGGACAAGCACAGAAAATACGACTTCGGTATTGTAGTTAGATTTCTTGGTAGGACCCCAGGCTTCAAATATCCACAATTTGAGGTGTGGGTTCCGGATACAAACGAAGTACGTCGAGCATTTATCACAGATATTCGTAAATACTCATCAAGACGTAGGAAACGTAAGAAGTAGAAAGCAGGTTAATTTTGAAAAAACACAAATTTACTCAATTGGTCACCGTGACGCACACAGTGTATGCACTCAAGCCAGATGTGTGCAGCGGTGATGCAATGATCAAATACAGTGAGGTTACTGCATGCGGTCGATGTGGCAAGAACTTTACCCCGTCAGAGTCCGTCGGCGTCGCATTCATGCTAGATGGTCCGAACTGGGCGCTGTGTGAGGACTGCTATCACGTGATGGCAGCTCACTATCCGGATATCGTCACCGAAAGGAAGGTGTTAGCATGATCAATAGCGTCTCACTCACAGGCAGACTGACAAAGCCTGTTGAACTCAGGTACACGCAAAATGGCGTGGCCGTTGGATCATTTACACTCGCCGTTGATCGCCAGTTCACGACTCAAAACGGCGATCGCGAAGCCGACTTCATCAATTGTGTCATCTGGCGCAAGAGCGCAGAAAACCTGAGTAATTTCACTCGCAAGGGTTCGATGATCGGTGTGATGGGTCACGTACAGACGCGAAACTATGACAACAATCAAGGCCAGCACGTATACGTGACCGAGGTCGTTGTCGATAACTTTGCTCTGTTGGAATCCAAAGCAACGACAGAAGCTCGACCAGCCACAAGTGATCAACAACAGCAGGGATATGGTCAGCAACCGTCGCAATACGGTAACCAGTCATCGACGGGTAACTTTGGCGGATCTTCACAGAACCAACAACCATACCCAAACGATGATAATCGCCCGCCGTTTTAGGAGGCCAGTAAGATGAAAAAATTCGGGGAGATACTTGGTAACGCCGCAAGCTGGATCTTATTTGCAGTGCTGATGTTCTTCATCGTGGCGGCAATCACTGCTTCTACGATTGTAGCCATGCTTGTGATTAAGTGGCTGTGGGCGGCCTTGGTTGTGTAGGAGGCGCACATGGAGAAGCTAAACAAAGAACAAATTGGTGAAATTACTCATGCAGTCATAGTTGAATTAGGCAAGCAGAACCGTCACAGTCGCAGGATGGAGCTCGATGAACGCAAGCGCAACACCAAGATGCTATTGCGTGAGTATCGAAAACTAAAGGCTCACGTCGATGCCAACCCAGAAGTCTATTTGACTGATGACGAGTACAAAATGCTTACCGGTGTGGCGCCTGAACCGCGAGATCTTGCAAAGTATCACGTTAAAACTCAACACATGCTCCAGTACGTTGATCAGATTTTACGTGCATACGAAGCAACGTGTAAGGCAGGGACATCGGTTGAGCAGCGGCGGTGGCAAATCGTTGAAGATAGTTATATCGCAGAGCATCGAGTATCAAATTTTCATCAGGCGAACCGTTGGGGAGTAGATGAGTCAATTATACGAAAGCAACAGACGACTGCTGCACAGGAACTTTCAGTGATGTTGTTTGGAGTTGCTGGGCTAAAGGACTTTCTAGATCAGTGGTTGGCGTGAGTTCCCAAAATTTGCACACATAGACCCGTTTTTAGGAGGTAACATGGTATTGTAAGAATTTTAGGGGTTAAGGTTCTTACACCGATGCGTACTATCCTGTCTCCTTTCTAAATGAATGAGTAAGGCACGGCAATTTGGACATATCCCTCGATATGGCTGGTTCGATTCCAGCATGCCGTATTGTCCAATGATGGACATTTGCGGATTCCCCAATACATTTATTTACCCCACAGGATAGTATTCGACGGCGATGTCGAGTACTATTTTTGTTGAGGTGAATAATATGAATTGGATGAGTGTTTTTCAGTTGGTGATTATGTTTGCTAGCGCGGCGATTGCATGGATTGTATTCTACTACGTAAAGGAGCTACCAAAGTTCCATAAAGATTATTTACGAGATTTTAGGGAAGCTAAACGCGAGTTGGAAAAAGACAGCAGGCAATTCAAGAATAGTCGGCAACTGCAAATTGAATCCTACTTTCGCATGCAGGGTGGTAATAGCTTGGAAACTCTGTTTAAAGATTGGACAGAGCTCATGATGGATATGGATAAGATGAAAAACATGAACCCCAAGAAGTTTATCAATCTGCAAGAACGTACAATTGTGTATGGTTCCGACAGAACGATAAATCTATTATCGGCGTATCAGGCTGAAAATTATGAGACCCCTCAGGGGCAAGGATCAATCAAAGCAATCGTGTTTATTGCGATGGTTATTTGCTCCCTAAAACGTGACTTTACCGGATTTTCAATTGAACCACAAACATTGATGAAAATGAAAATTAACGATTATTCTGAAAACTCTGTCGATGTCGACAAGTACGTCGCGGAGATAAAGCAGAGTGTGAACTGGGAGTGATTTTATTGACTCTAATCGATATTCTCACCATTGGGTTCGCAACAATCGCAATCATTTTTGGACTTGTTACCATTGTAGCAATGCATTTTTATAACAAACATTGATGGTGCGAATGTTGAAACGGAAATTTGATTAAGCATAATACTAAGATTTATGAGGCGCATAGGCGTCTTTTTTGATGCAATCGTGGAGGTGTGGTGATGACCTAATGACTAATGACAAGCAACGCCAGTTAGATGCTGAAAAAGATTATGCGGCGGGCATGAAGTATAAAGACATCGCCTCAAAGTACGGTGTGAGTCCTAACACAGTGAAAAGCTGGCGCCAACGTAATGGTTGGTCAAGAGATGCACCTGCATCTAAAAAGGGTGCACCCATTAAACCAGAAAGGGTGCACCCTAAAAAAGTAGTGCAAGTTGTCCAAGAGGCAGACCTACCTGAAAAGCGAAAACTGTTTGCGATGTTGTATCTGCAAAGGTTCAATGCAACTTGGTCGTATATGAAGGCTTATGGTGCGAGTTACGAAACGTCAATGAGTGAAGGCTCAAAGCTCCTAAGAAATCCTAAGGTCAAAGCATTGATCGATGAGCTTAAAGCGGAACATGCCGCACAACTCGACATCACAGCAGTTGACGTTCTTCGTGAGTATGCAAAGCAAGCTAACTCAGATATAGGTGACTACGTTGAGTTTGGATCAAAAGACTGGCCTATCTACACAGATGATGGTGCACCCATTATTGACGAAGCCACGGGTAAGCAAAAGACCGTGCGTCGTAGTTTTGTGCACCTGCGTGATCAAAGCGAGGTTGATACATCGTTGATCAAGTCGGTGCGTAATGGACGCGATGGTCCAGTCATTGAATTATACGATCGGCAGCATGCGCAAGATGCGTTAGTCAAGGCATTGCCAAAAACTGACGGAGATAAGCAGATCACCAAGGTTGTACTTCACCGACACAATCGGACGGATGGGGGTGCAACCGATGGAGCTTGATGTTGATCTAGATGCAATGATCAATCCACACTTTGATGCAGCCTTCTTTTCTGACGCACTCAATATTGCACTGGAAGGCGGACGTGGATCCACCAAGTCGTCTGCAATCTCTGTTGAGCTTGTTTCCCGATTCCTTGACGATCCAGATGCGAATGCATTGATAATGCGTAAGGTTGCCAACACCCTTGAATTATCGGTTTACGAGCAAATCAAGTGGGCAATCTACCAGATCGGCGTCGAGGGGCAGTTCAAGTTCCTCAAGTCGCCATATCGTATCTTGCATGTGATGACCAACACTGCATTCTACTTTGCTGGCGTTGACGATCCACAAAAACTCAAGTCGATGATCATTGCACGCGGCTATGTTCGCTGGTTGTGGTTTGAAGAACTGTCCGAGTTTAAGGACTGGGCGGAGATCGACACAGTGCGGCTTTCGTTTACGCGTAAGCGACTGCCTGCTGGAATGCACGTACTGACGTTCTACTCATGGAATCCACCACGGAACCCATATGAATGGATCGTCGACTGGGAAGCATCGCGCAGATCCATGCCAGGGTGGTTTGTTGATCATTCGACTTACCTTGATGACACACTTCACTTTCTCTCAGATGACTACATCGCAGAAATCGAAGCGGTCAAAGAACGGGATCCTGACTATTATCGCTGGCAGTACTTGGGTGAATCTGTTGGACTTGGGACGAACGTGTACAACATTTCACTGTTTAATCAGCGTGATGCCGTTGCTCCTGACGACGAGATCATGGCGTTGACATTCAGTACTGACCCTGGGCACTCACAATCTGCCACGGCCGTCTCAGGCTATGGATTCAGCGCTAAGGGCAACGTTTACGTGTTAGACACCTATTACTATTCACCGGCTCATCAGGTCAACAAGAAGCCGCCTAGTGAGCTTGCTAGCGACATGCACGACTTCGTGCTGAGGATCAGCAAACAATACCACGCACCAATCGTGCAGAAGACAATCGACTCTGCTGACGGTGCGATTCGAAATCAATACAGTCACGACTTCCATGACACCTGGCACCCAGTTGCCAAAGCCAAAGAAGCAGACATGATCGACGTTGCTCAAGAGCTGTTAGCTCATGGGCGCGTTTTTGTTTTGAACACAGAAGGAAACAAGATATTCCTGAAACAACATGAAATGTATCGCTGGGACGAAAAGACGATTGAGAGTCCTGATCCACGCGTTGTCAAAGAAAACGACCACACGTGTGATGAGTTCAAGTACATGTGCATCGACAATCGCCGTCGTCTTGGTCTCAAACGTTAGGAGGTGACGCTAGTGAGCATCATCGACAAAATCAAAAGCCTATTCAGGAAAGGAGGTGTCGCCGTGGGACTTGGACAAGAACTGAGCGCGATCACCGATCACCCTAAAATCAACGTGGATCCAAATGAGTATGATCGCATTGAACGGGACAAGCTTTACTTCAAGGGCGTCTTCCCAAGTGTGAAGTATCAGAACAGTGATCACGTTCGCAAGGAACGACCATATGTGAGCCTGAACATGATGCAGGTCGTTTGTCGCCGTCTAGCGTCGCTTCTGTACAACGAACAGTCAAAGGTGTCCGTTGATACCCACGATGTTTCAGAACAGCAGAAACAATCAACTGACGCACCTGACGATGAAGCGAATGACTTCGTTCAGTCAGTGCTCAACTCGAATAACTTTGGGAAAGATTTTGAGCGTTACCTTGAAAGCGGACTGGCGATGGGCGGCCTTGCAATTCGACCATATGTCGATGCTGAAACTGGCGCCATCAAGTTAGCGTGGATCCAAGCGCCAAACTTCTTTCCATTGCGGTCAAACACCAATGAGGTCACTGAAGCGGCCATTGCAACCCCGACGACAGTCACGGAACATGGGCGAACCATCTACTACACGCTGCTAGAATTCCATGAATGGAAGCCATCAGGTTACACAATCACCAATGAGCTTTATCGCTCGGAAGTGAAAGGTACCATTGGCAAGCAGGTACCGCTTAGCATGATCTACCCGGACTTAGCTGACACGGTCAACATGCCTGGGTTTTCGCGCCCGTTATTTGTTTACCTCAAGCCTGCAGGGTTCAACAACAAGAGCCTTAACAGTCCATTGGGAATCGGCGTGTGTGAGAACGCCCTGACAACTCTCAAGCAGCTGAATGACACCTTTGATCAGTTCAACTGGGAGCTCAAGAACGGTCAACGGAAGATCGCAGTGCCTGAATCGATGGTTGATGTCACCTTCACCAAGGACGGAATGGAAGAAGCCAAGCAAACGTTCGACCCTGATCAAAACGTATTCTTGACGTTGCCGGGCGATCCAGACAAAATGGCGATCACTGATCTCACGACTCCGATTCGTTCCAGTGACTATGTAGCAAGCTTGAATCAGTTCCTCAAGACATTGGAGATGCAGGTTGGATTATCAGCTGGCACCTTCAGCTTTGATGGCCAGTCGTTGAAGACTGCCACAGAAGTTGTGTCTGAGAACTCGATGACTTACCAAACTCGCAACTCACATCTGACGATGGTTGAACAAGCTATCAAGGAATTGGTGATCTCGATTTGCGAGCTTGGTGAAGCCACTGTGGTCAATGGTGAAACGTTATTGCCATCTGCCGTCAAGATTCCAACTGCTAATCAGATCACCGTCGACTTTGACGATGGCATCTTCACTGATAAAGCTGCCACTGCCGATTACTGGATCAAGTTACAAGCGGCAGGACTTTGCACTGACTGGCAAGCCATCATGCATATCCAGCGGGTAACTGAAGACCAAGCCAAAAACTTGGCAGCTGAGATCGCAGGTGACGTTGCTACCAAGACGCCGAATACAAACGAAGGGATGTTTGGGGACGGTGATGCATAATGCCAAAGGTCACCCAACACCAGATCGAGACGCAGCAGGCTCTGATTGGTGATATATATGCCCACCTTGAACAGGCCATATTCGATGCATTTGTGAAGCGGCTGAAAGCTCGTGGAATCAGTGACTATGATCAAACGAGTATCTTAGGCTGGCAGATGCAGACCATGAATGACCTACACCTGATCAACGATGATGTGGTGCAAGAAGTTGCCAATGCGACAGGATTGGCAAAGGATGCGATCACCGATTTGTTTCAAAAAGGTGGATATTCAATTGAGTCTCAAGAGTATGGCAAGCTGGCTAAGGCAACTCGTAAGAAGGTCAAGCCTAACCTTACTAAGCAGATACTCGATGGCTATCAACGCCAGACCTTTTTGGATCTCGACAACAACATCAATCAAACGTTACTCACCACCAACAAGACCGTCAACCCAGCCGTTCAGGTATTTCAACAGATTGCCAAAGAAACCACTTCTGAGGTGATCACTGGACTTAAAACACCTGAGAGAGCGTTAGCCGATACGATTTATAAGTGGCGTGCAAAAGGCATCAGCCGAGGCTTAATCGATAAAGGTGGTCATGCTTGGTCATTGGAGTCCTATGCACGTACCGTTATCACTGCAACCAGCAATCGTGCGTTTCAAGCCGTTCGTGATCAGGCTGCCGCTGATTATGGTATTGACACGTTTCTCATGAGTAGCCATGCGGCCAGTCGTGAGGCCTGTGCGCCTATTCAAGGACACACTGTGACGACTCGGTTGCAGGGATTCATAGCACCTGAATCCGGAGAATGGTTTGAGCCATTGGATCCACACGGCTACGGCGAACCTGGTGGCACGTTCGGAATCAATTGCCATCACATCAAGTGGCCGTATGTTCCTGGGGTTAACTCAAATAATCAACAGCAATTTGATCCACGCGAAGCATCCCAGCGAGGGCTTGTGCAACAGAAGCAACGAGCGCTTGAACGACGTGTGCGTGGCTACAAGAATAATCTTGATTTGGCCACAAAGCTGAAGGACGCTGCTGGCATTGAAAAATACAAGTTGCTTGTTCGTTCCAACCAGGCAGCGCTTCGCCAACTTGTAAAGAACAATGATTTCTTGGCACGTGATTATTCGCGTGAGAAGTCTTTCGGATACACAGACAAAGAAGTTAAAGCAATCGAGAAGCGTGTCGTAATCAACCCTGAAAAACAGAATCGCCACATTCGCGGAACCGATGAATTCAAGCAAGAGCAAGCCAAACGAAAAGCACAGCAGCGACAATCCCAAGGCTGGCTCGACATTGATTCAGATAGCGTCCAGAAGCTTATTTATGAGTATGGTGTGAAGGATATGACTTCAAGGCGCACAATCTTCACTCATACCGAGCCTATAGGCGAATTCGTTGACCAAAAGACGGGTGAGATACTGCAAACATCAAGAGGTATGATAAAATATAGTAAGACAGGGGCGCACATTTACCCTGCGGATCCAAGAAGGAGTGATTAGTTTGGATAAAGAAGAACAGTATGCTACTTTTTCAAAAAACTTCGAAAACCGAGACGTAAAGATCACCCTTAAAAGTGGTCAAGCCTTCTCGGGCTACGTTGAGGTTGTGTTCCCTGCTGATGAGGACGATACCAAACGCGTATCCTTTGCTTTGACTACCAATAGCGGACCACAAGACTTGTATGTTGATGACATTTTGAATATCAAAGAGATCTGACGCTCACTATTCGGTGGGCGTTTTCGTTTGCCTGAAAGGAACCGGATGATGAAAAGTGTACGAATCCGAATAAAAGATTTCGCAATGTTTCCCGTTTCTGAACGCCCTGCAAGAACTGCGAATTTTTATGTAGTGCTAAATGGCTTAAAAATGGGAAGCGGAGTGTTAAACATCACAGCGTTTGGTGAGGCGACCGAATATCCCACTGCAATGGTGGTCTTTGATCCCAGACATACACCATCAAACATCATGACGATGATTGAGACCAACAAAATTGAATAATTACGCGACCTAAGCATGTCGCCATAAACTGCTATTTGTTTTACCCAAATCCATGCGGGTGCCGACCCGCTTACCAACGGCTTAGGAGAAAGGTATGAACACAGAAGAACTGAAGCAATTAGGATTGAACGACGAACAGATCAAGGGCGTTATGGCAGCGCATGGCAAGGTGATCAATCCAATTAAGGAGCAAGTCACCACGCTGACATCTGAACGCGATACGGTCAAGGCTCAACTCACCACGGTTACTGGTCAGCTTGATCAGTTGCAAAAGGACCACAAAGGCGATGCTGATCTCAAGGCCGAGATCGACAAACTCAAAGAGGCCAATACGCAAGCTGAGAAAGATGCGGCTGATAATCTGGCACAGGTCAAGCTTGATAGTGCGACCAAGTTAGCACTCATCCAGTCTGGTGCGATCAACACAAAGGCAGTCGAAGCATTGCTTGATAAAACCACACTGAAGCTGGACGACAAGGGTGCACTTAACGGCCTCGATGATCAACTGAAGACGCTCAAGGAAGCTGACGATAGCAAGATGCTGTTCAAAGCTTCCACAGAGCCTCCAAAGCCAAACAGCCCACATATCACTCCGGCGGGCAATCCTAATGCAGACCCAGCCAACGGGACGAACATGGTCGATAAGATCGCCGCTCGTCTTGCGGGCAAATAATAAAGGAGGGCATACACATGCCATTAGTTTTAGATAGCAAGGACCTTGCCACAATCGACAAGGAGTTCAAAGCAGACTCTCAAGTGTGGGACGTGTTACAACAAGGCGCCAAATCCATTACTGCCGCCGATTTCGTTGGTGCCAATGAAGTCCGGATCAACAAGATGTCTGGATTTATGGACGCAAAGCAATACAAACGTAACGGTGACAACGAACGGTCTAATATCAACATCGAAAAGGAGACCGTCAAGCTCACTCATGAAGACTGGTTTGGTTACGATGTCGATCGCTTGGATCAATCCGAAAGTGCCGCTCTGACAATTAACAACATTGTGACTGAGCACAAGCGGTTAGTGACGGTCCCACATCGCGATCAAGTAGCAATCCAAGTGTTATACGACAACGCCGGTACCAAAGATGCAACTGTGGCCACGGAGGATAATATTCTTAAGCTTTATGATGCGGCTGAAGAATACATGACTGACCATGAAGTTCCAGGCGGCTATGTAATGTTTGTCTCTGCAGCTGTATATCGATTGTTAAAGAATGCTTCTGGCGTTACGAAATCATTTACAACAAATCAGCAATCCATTAATGGCATCAACCGGAATGTTGCACAAATTGATGGGGGTACGCCAATTCTAAAGGTAGCAAAAGACCGCCTTTCCGGATTGACCATTACGGATACGATTCAGTTCATCATCACGCCATTAACTGCAATTGCACCAATCACCAAATTTGGTTCCGTCGATACTGTTCCAGCTGAACAAGATCGTTCTGGCTATCGCGATACAATCAAGGGTCTGGATTACTATGACGCAATTGTCTTTGATAACGCGAAGAAAGCGATCTACGTCAGCGCAGTCCCAAAAGCGTAGCGCCTGACAGTACTCTGCGTTGATACCACTGCTT